GGTTCGTCCCACATCATAAACCGGCTCGGCAAAGGTTAAAACAAACGCATCCGCCTTATCAGGTGAACGCCCTACTCTTTCCTTAAGCTTGTCTTTTGACTCTAACTGCAAGCGCCCTTTTGAGTCATAGCTTTTATTCACACTGCAAAGGTCATCTAACAGCTCATCATCAGAGATAAGCTCAACTTGGCCTTTTAGCCACTCGTTGGCCTCGCCCCACATTTCAGCACGCTTGTTGAAGTATCTGTCATCATTGATAGCACGGCCACCAAAATTAATACCTCGGACTATCTTACTAAATCCTCGGTCGTTTAGAATATCATACACACCCGCGCCAGTGTTACCCATATCCAAGAACACCCTGGCAGGCCGGTCTTCTTTGATGATATTCGTCAGTTTGTTGGCAAGCTCCACCGTGTCCACTTTAGAAAGCACGGTCATCTTGGTAACTTTACGGCCTTTTCGGTAACAAATAACGGTTTTGTCGTCACCGTATCTCGCTATGTCCACACCTACCACCAAAGGTGAAGTGGTGGATGCAATCTTGCCCACCATCGCATTGTGAACATCTTTTGAGTTGATTAACTTGGTATCGCCTTGTGCAACCGGCGCACCCAACCAAATATGCTCATAATCGTCAGGTGATTCCTGCTTGCACTTCTCGGCAAGATATATCATCTCTTCAGGGCAATGCGGGTTGTCGTAATAATTAACCTTTTCAACCAGTGTTCGCTCATCCGGATGCGCGGCAATAGCTTTCCAAATCGGGTCGTTTTCAGACTCTCGGTTCATACTAACCCAGATTTCCGAACCCTCTTTACGAATTGTCGGGTCTAAAATATCCCACGAACCCTTTGAAATTTTTTGACCTTCTTCTACCCAACAATAATTTACACCCTCAAGCGACTTGATGTTTTGACTGTTTTGGTCTTTCAAGCCCTTAAAGATAAAGGTTGAACCGGTTACAATGTTTTCAATTCGGTCATCGTAGAACCTAAAATCATCAAAGCCGTAATATTCAGCACGGTCTTTTAGTAGCTGATAAACCGAATCTTTAATCGAGTTTTGGGTTTCACGCACGCAGGCAATTCTCGCACGCTCTTGTCTGGCCTTGATTAATAAACAATCAGCAAAAGCAAAACTTTTTCCGCCGGCGCGCCCACCATAATAAACCTTGTATCGGTAATGCTCCATCAAAAGAGGTCTAAACTTCGGCGGAATCGTCACTCTTACTGTTTCCATTGCAGAACTCCACTAAAGCACTTTTCATTACAAGGTTGCTGTCAACTTCAGACTTGTCTTTCCAACCGAAGTTTTTAAGCGCGAATATATCTCCGCCGTTACCTCTTCTAACCAGTCTTTTCTCGTAAGCGTGCTGAACTCTTAGCTTTGCCATTTTAACCGTGTCAGAAAATATATCATTTTCTTCATAGTCGCAAAGCGTTTCTCTTGTGGTATCTAATGCAAGCGCAAGGCCTGTTATCGTGATAGGCTCTTCCTGTTCGTCACAGCTTGCAAAGTATCTATCAATCTTTTCTTGCAGTTCTTCAACAGAATTAAATTTTAATGGTCTTCCACTCATAACATACTTTCCTTTCGGTGAAGATGTTTTAATGTATGGCTATATTCATCTTCTCAATAAGTTCGTGTTCTTTGTCGTAGTCGTGAGGGGTTACAAATCCCTCAGGGTTATAAAATGTTTTAGTTTTTCCGAAGTCAAATCCGTATAGGTCAATACTCTTGGCAAGTTCACATAACTTGATAGCCATAAATCCGCTTGAGGGTTGCTTGCCGATTATCTCTTTTAGGTCAGCCCTGAACTGGTCATCTATGGTTATCTCTCCGCAAGTGGTCTTTCGTGAACGGTTGACATAGTATTGCGACTTAAACGCTGACTTCTCGTCCAAATTAAGATTAACTGCCAAGATTAAAATATCGGTTTTTCTGCCCTGGCTTTCAGGTTGAGTGATAAATCCACGGTTAAACCTGATCACAATGTCGTGGCCGTCAATCTCTTTGCCGTTTTTCTTATCAAAAATGCTTTTAGCGTTTCCGACAATGGCAACGGTTTTATCCTTTACGAGTTTTCTTAAAAATTCTGTTCCAGTCATCAGCTTTAATGTCCGAATACCCGATTGATTTCCTGTCCGAGGTGGTCAGGTCTTTTTGCTCCAAATCATCACTTGGCACCCAGTTATCCGGCACAATCTTGATGATTGTTTTGTTTCCTTCTTTGACTTCGATTTTCATTTTGCCTCTCTATTGCCTCTCAAAGGTGGGGCGCAAGTTGGAATATAACTTATCAAAGGAGTCTGTAAAATGAAAAAGCCACGGATTGCGCCCCGATGAAACCCCAGCAGAGAGGCTTCGCCGGGGTTATTCTGAACGGGAGATTCAGAATCAAAAAATGCGACTTCTGACTTTTAGAGTCAAAAATCGCATTCTGGCTAACTTGATAACACGTTTTTAAAAAAGTGTAAATAGGGCAAAAAAGTTATGCACAGCTATCTCACATTTTCAAGTTCATTAACTGCTCGGTATTTTCTCAACATCCACCTAACGCTATGAACGTGCCGGTTGAGTTTTTTGCTGATTTCCGCCGGACATAATCCCTCGTTCCACAATTCAACCACCTTAAACCAAACATCTTTTCTCGGTTGGCATTGAGGTTTGTTTTTATTGAGCAAAAATTTTTTGTCTTTGGTTTCAATTTGCAACTCGGCAAGACTGATTGCGGTTTCCAAAAACTCTCTCGGCTTGCCCTGCATAATTCGGTTAATCTGGCTCAAATATTTTCGCTTGGTTTTGATTAGGTTCTCGATATTGCAGTTGGTGCGGTCTCCGTCTTTGAACATAATCACTTCGGTTGGCTTTACTTCACCATAGTTAAGCTCCCAAACAAGCCGGTGTTTTACCCGCTCCCCACCCTCAACACGCACCCTGATATATCCGTCTTTGTCCAGTCGTTCAGTTCCGAGTGGCTTGGTCAGATAACTAACCGGCGATTGTTTTCTCCGCCCTTGATACCACGCTTGAAGAGAGGCAATAGTTTTTAGTTCAATCTCAACGCCAAACCGCCTCAAAACCTCTGCTTGCAGTTCCTTGTTTTTCAGCGGGCAGATTTTGAGAAAATCTCGCACCTCTTGAGGATATTTACGCTTCACAGGTTATCTCGCTTTTCTTGTAGTTAGGGATTGCCCGCGGTGTATTTTTGGTCATTTCCTTAACCTTAACCTGCAATGCCGTTGAGTTGATTATTTGGGTTGCCACACTGCCCACAGCGTGAGCGCGGTCAATCTCTCGCTCCAAATCTTCACCTTTGGCATCGTTCAATCTGTCCAAAGCATCAAATAAATAATTCTTCAAATCGTCTAAATCTTTCATTTTTCGCCTCTCAAAAAATAAATGTTGTTTTTCCTAGTATGTTTTTCTTTTTCTTGGTCTGTCCACCACATCCAGTCGGCAAACCGCATTAAATTTCTGCCTCTTACGGTTCTTGAATCCAAGTCTAAAACTTTGTTTATGCAGGCAGAACTAACCCCCAATTCTTCAGCACACTCGCGCTGATTTTTCCAAACTTCTAACGTTTCAATATCAATCACCGCACTAGCGGGGACAGCCGACCGACAATCAGTTTGCAAAAGCCGATTGATGCGGTTAAATATCAATCCGTAGTTAAAGCTCAATTTCATATCTCCTCTTGGTTTCCACAAACTCCGCCTCGGGGCAAGTGTAGCTGACTATCTTCGGTTTATACACAGTTACACCGTAGTGATACGCCAACTTGTCAAGCCCTCGGCATAAGTCTTCTTTCATCATCTCTATTTCGTGGTTGTATTGCGCCGAAGTGGTCTTTTTAATGAAAACCTTGTGATCATACAGCACAATCTCACGGACTAAATACCACTCGGCATATTCCGGCACGGCCAACATTGCTTGGTTGAATTTCTGCCGCGCAAGCGCCACGCTTTCGGGTATTTCTTTCATATTCCCACCATCAACCCGCACCGCATCAAGATTGATTGCCTTACTAGTCCACAAACCAGACTTCATAAAGTCCATCCACAACCTTTTGCCTGCTTGCAGTCTGTCCAGTGAGTTGATTCTTTTATCCCCAAAATCAAGCCAACCCTTGAGTTTATATTTTTCTAACTGGCAAAGCTTACGATATGACATACTTGTATTTCCTCTCTTCCTCAATCTTCCCGCTCCGATAGTTAGGGACTTTCCTTACCTCAACCAGTTTAAGCACTCGGCTTGGTTTTACCCTAACTTTCATTTCTGACCGCTTGATGTTCTTATGCCTCATCTCAAGTGGTGTTTCTCCCAAAGCCTCTAATAAGGCCGCCGCTTTGTCCTGCTCTTCCATTGTTGCCCGCTCGGTCATATGTGCAACGGTGGAATGATGCCGGCCGACAAACTGCCCGATTTGCGGGACAGAATAGCCCATCATCCTCAAGGCAAGATATAACAGCACTCTGGCGCGGGTGTGGTTGGCCATCTTACTCGGGGACATAATGAACTTCTCGTCAACGCCGGTGGTTTCAACAACAAGTTTCAAAACTTCCCACTTGGTCGCCATTACATCCACCCTGACAACAACGATCCCGCTTGCTTAAATCCCTCAACCTCACCGGCTGACGGTCGGTTTAATGCCTCTCGGCATATCTTGTCCACTCGGTCAGAAATTCCCTCATCCCAGCCGTTTCGTCTCACTATGGCTATTTTCTCACTTAAGGACATCTTGTCGGCTTTGGGTAAAGTATCTACCAACTCGGAGATAATATCATTCAAAGCCCAACGGTAGAAAATCAAGCCGTGAACTTGGTTGCTTGGCTTGGTTGCACAATCCCGCATATAGTACGACAACGCAGGGTCTATGTTCCAAAATGTCCGATAGTCATTTGGATCAGTGAACTCTGGAGCTTGTATGTCATCTTCCTTGTCTTTTTCGGCTCCGCTTGCGTTCAATCCTGCTAGAAT